GGTGAATTGCTGGTTGAACATCAAAGCATGGTTGCTAAGACACATATTTAGAGGAGGATTGAAGATGAAGTTTGACAAAGAAAGGTTTGAATGGTTGCCGTACGAAAAAAAGATGAGTTTGATAGAACTGGAGTTAAGCCTGGCAACACATAATGCAACAACAAGAGCGGATTTACTCATGCTTCTGGACTGGATATATCGAAGGGTAAAAGCAGATGAAAAAAGGATTGAACATGCGATTGCTCGTTGTTATATGGTTCGGCGCTGTGAAAATCCAGGAATGGAGGAAGGCTTATGTGCCGGATTAAGGACCATTGATGGGGAGGGAGAACCCTGTGAAACCTGTAAAGAATGCCGCTTACAGTACCAATATGATGAAATGCATCAGGAGGCAGAGGGATGATTAAATATGTCTTAATTATATCACAGTACTACCATTCATATGTGCAGGTAATATGTGCGGTAGAAGCAGATATTATTGACAAAGCACGGAAGATGATTGAAGAGTTGGAATCATACAAAAGGTCAGAAGCGGAGGAATCCAAATCCTTCGATTATGGAGACTTGTCAGATAGGTATGCTGATAGAACTGCAAAAGTTTTAGAGAGTGGTGGAAGAATCAATCTGAATGATTCTGGTGATATTTATTTTGAATTTAGCGATTCCATAATGCATCTGGTCAATGAAATTAATTATTACATAGAACAGTCAAGATTGATGGAAAAGGTGAACCGAGGACGTAGGAAGCAAATCAATAGGGATATTGCCACACATCATTCCGAACAGGTTGTTATGGGGATTATTAAAAAGTATTTTCAGCCAGTGTAGTAACCAAATCGTTATTTAGCAAAGGAGTGAATTATGAAATGTGTATTGAAATATCCAGGAGCAAAGAACCGCATTGCTGACTGGATTTGTGAATACATACCCCCACATGAAGTATACCTGGAACCCTACTTTGGCAGTGGGGCGGTGTTTTTTAACAAAACTCCGGCCAGAATCGAAACAGTGAATGACCTGGATGGGAATGTGGTCAACTACTTTAGGGTTATCCGGGAGAGGCCACAGGAGTTGATGACCCAGCTGGAGATGACGCCATATAGTAGGGATGAATATTATGGTTCCCGTGAAAATTTAGATAAGGATACGGATATAGAAAAGGCAAGGAAGTTTGCGGTACGGTGTTGGATGGGCTATGGGGCCAGTAACGCCTATTTCAGTGGATTCAGGAGTAGCCAACAAACCAGAAGCCCTTATACCACAAAAGAATGGAGAAATTTGCCGGAGAGATTATTGGCAGCTGGGGAACGTTTAAAAAATGCTCAGA